TTCGGTGGCATAATCAACAACGCTGGGTCTGGTAAGACAGGAGATATTTTGTTTACCACTGTAGGCCACAGTTCTGCTGACAGTTATACGATTATCCTACAGGTGCGTAAGGAATATAACTAATGGCGACCACCAAAGATGTAAAAAGGAGCCCCTCTGGAAGATTGTCTTACAGAGGGGAGACTTTTTCTGGATATAACAAACCTAAAAAAACCCCAAATGGGCCTAAGAAGTCTGCTGTTCTAGCTAAAAAAGGCAATCAGGTAAAACTGGTGCGTTTTGGTGATCCGAATATGTCCATCAAAAAAGACCAACCCGGAAGGAGAAAGTCTTTCCGTGCAAGGCATAGATGTGATACCGCTAAGGATAAATTCAGCGCACGATACTGGTCCTGTAAGGCTTGGTAATGAAAGCAGATGATGTTCTAAAGCTGTTGGAAAAACATGAAGCAGATTGCAGCGAGCGATATGCAGAAATACAAAAACAGCTTGATAAATTAGATATGAGACTGTGGGGCATAGCTGTTTTGATTATAGCAGCGGCTGCAATCCCGAGGTTATTCTAATGGCTATGACGAGAGGCAATATGGCGCAACAAATTAAAAAAGCCCCTGCTTCTAGGAAAAAGCGTAAAAAGCCGAAAGTGCCAGCTAAGTATTTAGCTGGTCTTAGCTCTGCTGAGAAAGCTAAACGTAAAAAAGAGATAGAGCGTAATAGAAAGAAATCGCCTAGGGATCCTTCCGCGTATAAATTTTCTACAGACTTCACAAGCAGTGGAGCTAGAAGAAAGACTAAAGAGTCTAAATATACCAAGAAATTTAAAAAAGTATTTGGAGGCTCTACTCGTGGCAAGAAAAAAAGATCCTAAAGTTGGCACAGGGAAAAAACCAAAAGGATCAGGACGTAGGCTCTACACTGATGAGAACCCTAAAGACACAGTTAGAATTAAATTCGCTACTCCAGCAGATGCTCGAGCGACAGTCGCAAAAGTTAAGAAAATTAGAAAGCCTTTTGCAAGAAAAATACAAATCTTAACTGTTGGTGAACAACGAGCTAAGGTTATGGGTAAAGATAAAGTAGTTGATATTTTCAAAAAGGGCAAAGAGGCCTTGAGAAAAGAAAGGGGAAAGTGATGGCACTTAGCGCGTCGGTTGTGAAGTCTCTGGAAAAGAAAGCTGAAGCTGCTCGTAAAAAAGGAAAAAAAGTGACAACGGGGCAGCTAAAAAGAGTTTATAACAAAGGTCTAGCTGCTTATCGAACAGGCCACCGTCCGGGAACTTCCCCTAATCAGTGGGCTATGGCAAGAGTAAACAGCGTCCTCACCGGAGGTAAGGCAGCAAAAGTTGACGCTCACATTTTTGGCAAAGGCAAAAAACCGAAGCCAAAATCAAAGGCAAAGAAAAAAAGTAAAGCATGAGTTATCTAACAAGTAATATCCCTTACTTCAAATGTTGGGTAAGGAAGGAATATACTTGCAATCATGAAGACCACCACGGCGAGTTCCTTCATGCAATGGCTGTAGCAGTAACTACAATGCCAAACAGATGTTTGAGTTTTCAGGTGATTTTTACAGGTTGTGAGGCTGAAATTAACGATGAGCCGAACGTTCATGGCGGGGCCATGTGGGCTAGGATGCCCATAACAGCTTTAGTGGGGGATACCCCCTACGAGGAGTGGCCTGACCCCATGCCGGTACACGCGGCTCAACCGTGGGACTGTATGTCTCACACGCATGCTGTGTACAAGATTAACAGGGCTACGCCCTGCCCATGGATTGCTAAAATTGACGGAGAATTTTTCCCCGCGAAGTATTACTTTACAGTGGACTACACTGAGAGTGAGATAGCAGATGATCCGGCTCAACACAAACAAAGCCATGTGTTAGAGCTACTAGACGCTGGTCAGTGGACTGGAAATATCGTGGCTTTGCCTAATAATCGTGTAAGAGTCACGCATCCTGCTTGGTTTGAAACAGGCGAAGGCGCACCTGATTTCAAGCCTTCTCAACACATACACTATTCAAAGTCTGATTTAGATTATACAATGGACGTAAATCAGATTTTTGATAATCTCTACGCGGAAGAGGAAAACGAAGATGGCGATGAAGAAGAAGGGTAACGCCAATGGCGGTAAGAAGAAGCGCATGATGAAGTCCAAAGGTGGATCCATGGGCGGCAAAAAGCGCATGATGAAGTCTAAGGGTGGCGCAATGGGCGGCAAAAAACGCATGATGAAGTCCAAAGGCGGTGCTATGGGCGGTAAGCGCATGATGAAGTCCAAGGGTGGCGCAATGGGCGGCAAACGTAGAATGATGAACAAAGGCGGCGCAGTCGGTGGCAAAGTAAGCTCAAAAATGATCAAAGGGCCATACAGCTAAATGGCTCTATCAGGTTCAAATGATTTTGAGCTCGATGTAGCTGATTACGTCGAAGAGGCTTTTGAGCGGTGTGGCTTAGAGGTTCGTACAGGGTATGACCTTAAAACAGCCACCCGCTCCCTCAACCTCATGTTAGCTGATTGGGCTAATAGGGGCTTAAATCGTTGGACAATGACTCAAACGTCAACTACTTTGACGGCTGGCACTGCAAACTACAATTTGGGCATCGATACAATAGATATCCTCAGTGCTGTCATTCGCACAGGCACAGGAACCAACCAGTCAGATATTTCATTGAGTCGATTGAGCCGCGATGGATATTTGAGTATCACTAACAAAAACACCACTGGTAAACCTACGCAGTTTTATGTTGATAGACAAATCAACCCAATTGTAAAGCTATGGCCTACTCCGGACAGTGTGGAAACCTATACTTTAGTTTTTGATAGACTAACTAGAATGGATGATGCAGATAGTTCGTTAAATACTTTAGATGTGCCGTTCCGATTTTATCCGTGTCTGGCTGCTGGGTTGGCTTATTATATTGCTTTGAAGAAAGCTCCACAAAGAGTGCAAATATTAAAAGCTGTTTACGAAGAAGAGTTTGAAAGAGCAGCCTCAGAAGATAGAGACAGAGCCACACTCAGTCTGACCCCTAGCAGAGATTATTATACGTTTATCTCATGAAGTATGCGACAGGCAGAAAATCTTTAGCGATATGCGATAGATGTGGACAAAGGTACCGATACCTTAAGTTGCGTAAAGAGTGGACTGGTCTTAAAACTTGTCCAGATTGTTTTGAGCCAAAGCATCCTCAATTAGAGCCTAGCTCACCACCTTTTGAGCCACAAGTTTTGCATGAGCCGCGCATTGATGTTAAAGAAGACAATATACCTTTTACGGTTTATACAAATGTGGGTCTAGGTTTAATTGGAACTAAGCTGACTTCTTTCGAAGCCACTGGAAGTGTAGGCACGGTTACGGTGAGCACGTCATGAGCTATACTTACACAGAATTAAAAAACTCTATTAAAGATTATACCGAGAACCAAGAGTCTAGCTTTGTTTCTCATTTGTCAGATTTTATTAAATCAACAGAGCAACGCATTTTCACCACAGTAGATTTAGAATTTTTTCGTAAAAACGTGACTGGAAATACCAGTACGGGTAATCAATTTTTAGCTATGCCTACTGATTTCCTTGCCGCGTTTAGCTTATCTATCACAAACTCAAGCAACAAAATATTTCTTCAGCAAAAAGATGTGAACTATTTACAAGAATTTAATCCTGATAACAGTACGGGTATACCAAGATATTACGCTGTTTTTGATTATGAAAATTTCATATTGTCGCCTGTGCCAAACGCAGCTTTTAGTTCTGAACTACATTACTATTATCGCCCTGAAAGTCTCACAGCCAGCACTTTTGAGCTTACTTTGTCGAGTGTAAGTGGGACCTTTGCAAATACAGAAACGATCACTGGTGGGACTAGCGGTGCAACTACAACGATAAATTCAGGGGGTGGTGGTTCTGTATTAACTGTGGTGATTCCTAGCGCAGATTTTACTGTTGGCGAAACAGTAACAGGAGCCACTAGCTCTGCCACTGGCACGGTGGTTTCTACTAGCGCAGATACTCGAAAAACATTCCTTAGTGAAAATGCTCCGAATACTATGCTCTATGGGTGTCTTGTTGAAGCATACACTTATATGAAGGGCGAAAAAGATATTATGGATTTATATAACGGCCGATTTATAGAGTCACTTGGCCGAATTAAAGATTTAGCTGAGGCTAGGGAAAACACAGATGCGTATAGAACAGGTTTACCTACGAGACCTCGCACATGAACATTGCGATTGTTGGGCTTGGTGGTAGTTATTCTGACTATATAGCTGCTCGGGTTGCTTCTCACGAGTTTGATGAAGTGTGGGGTATTAATTGTATCGGAGGCATCATTCACGTTGATAAGACGTTTATGATGGATCCAGTCTCTAGGTTTTTAGATACTGAAAATGCGGGAACACAAACAGGAATAGCTCGTAAGTTTTTAAAAGAAAATAAGAAACCGATTATTACTTGTCAACTCGACAAGCGAGTAAAAAATTTAGAATTATACCCGCTAAAAGAAATAGCTACAGATTTAGGTTTTTGTTATTTCAATAACACTGTAGCTTATGCCGTCGCTTACGCGATATGGCAAAAAGCCACAAAGATTTGTATGTATGGCATAGACTACACTTATAAAAACGTGAGCATGGCTGAGGCAGGGCGAGCTTGTGTAGAGTTTTGGTGTGCTATCGCAGTATGTAAGGGCATAAAAATAGAGGTGGCGAGCAGGTCTAGTCTTTTAGATACGAATGTGCCAGACAATGAAAAATTGTATGGTTACCACAGATTAGAGGATCCTCTGGTACAGACTGTGGAAAATGGTAGCTTGTTGATTACTAAACAATCAGAGTATGAACCTCCTGAGCCGCTAGAATCTGACCCTATTGTTTTTGGGAGGCATGACAATGTTTGAAGTAAATATCGCTAGTGTAGGCGCAGTGAGTGTAATTACATCTGATAATGGCGGTTTATCAAATGATCAAATAGCGGACATGGCTGCAAATAAAATCATTTACATCGCCGATGAAGCCCCAGAGCCTATACGTCTACAAGCAGAAGTTTTTAAAGATAGGGTCAGAAATCTAGTGCAATACTATGTAGAGTTGGCGAGAAAAGAAGAACGTGCTACTATTTGCGCCAAGGTTCGTGAGGCAGGTCAACATGAACTGGCTGATGCTATTGGGAGGTTATGATGGCTATTGCTCAAGCGATGTGTACAGCATTTAAACAAGAGTTGATGCTTGGTACCCATAATTTTGCGACTAACGGGAATGCGTTTAAACTCGCTCTTTATGCGGAAAGTAGCGGGGGTAAATCAAGCACCACTGCAACATTAGGTGCATCTACGACCGCGTTTACTACCACGGGAGAGGTGGCTTCAAGTGGCACTTACGCCACAGGGGGAGGCACTCTCACCAAAATAGCACCGACAACATCTGGCACTACAGCATTTACTGATTTTGCAGATTTGAGTTTTACCACAGCTACAATTACTGCGATGGGTGCGTTGATTTATAATAGCACAAACAGTAACAAAGCTGTTGCTGTGCTGGACTTTACGTCCAATAAAACATCAACTTCAGGCACTTTTACGGTTCAGTTCCCCACAGCAGATGCTAGTAACGCCATTATCCGTATAGCATAATGGAGTAGTACTTTGGCAAACATCACGGGCTGGGGACGCGGTACTTGGGG